TCATCGGCGGCGCGACCGATAGCCATACCGACTTCACGCCCGACGCCCGCTTGGCGCGCGATGCGTTCGAGCATCGCGAGCGCGGCTTCGGCGTCGACCTCGACGTCAATCGTCGCCATTACACGAGCGCCCCTTCGCGTATCGCGTCGACGCGAGCGAGCGCGTTATCGAGGTTGCGTTGCCACCAATCGAGCGGCAACGCGCACGCCCCGAAGCCCGAGACGTCAAGCTCATACGCGCCGCCGCCCGCACCCTCGGGGCCCCCGGCGACGCACAAGACGACGGCTTCGCGAGCCTGCAAGTAAAGCTCGCGAAGCCGCTCATAGGTCGACTGATTCGATTGCGTTTGCTCGGGCCAAAACGCCGCTTCGGTGAGCATCGAAGCGAGCAACGCGACCGCCGCTTCGACGCCCTCGACGCACTTATCGGGAATGAAGCCCGCGCCCGTGCGCACGAGCGTTCGGGCAATCTCGATTCGCGTTTGCACTTCGGCGCGAGTCGGGCGGGTCTCGTCGGTCCATTCGCCAAGCTCCCGCCCGTTCGCGTCTTTCGTGCGAGCCGTCAAGAGCGCCGCGACGTCGTCGGGCGTTGCCTCGACGACGACCTCGGGCTCTTCGGGCTCGACCGTCATTTAGCTATCGCTCGACCGGGGCCGACCGGGGCCGCGTCGTGCCGCCGCCGTGGCGCTCACGCCCTCGGGCGCGCTTCCGGGCGATATGCCCGACCACGTCGCCGAGACGAAGGGCTTTTGCGGCTGAGCTTCGCCCGGGACGGCGCGCGCCGGTTGCCCGATTGCGCACCCGAGACGCGCGTACACCTTGACGAGCGTCACGTTGTCTTGAAACGCCGTCGCGACGATTTCGCCCGACTCGTCGAGCAAGACGCCCTCGGTCGACCGGCCAAACGTGACGTCTTCACGCATGCCGATAGCGAGGTATTGCCAGCCGCCGACGATTGCGTCGGGCGGCGGGGTCCAAGCGAGCGAGCGCCGCACGGGTAGCCCCCAAATCGTGTCGGCGGGCCGCACGCCCGGAAGCTCGCCCGCGTCGCGATACGCGGCGCGAAGCGCGGCACCAATCGACGCGCCCGCCGCAATGCCGTCGGGCAAGATGCCTTTACCTTCGAGGTCGCCCATTGCGTCGCTCAGCGTGTCGAGCGGGTCGGCCCCCGAGACGGCGTCGGCGAACGCGACGACGCCCCCGGTCGGGAAGCTCGCGGGCGCGTCATTGCCGAAGAGAATCGCTTGGTCGATTGCGTAAGCCATCGCGTTCGCTAGCTCGCGCTCGACTTGGCCCTCGACGTCGAAATTGGCGTCTTGAATCCAAGCGTTCGGCACCGGGATAGTCGCCGCGACCTCTTCGGCGCGAATGTCGACGGCGGTCCAGCGGATTTCCGTCACGGGCTTACGACCGCCGTAAGCGGGCGAGACGAATTTCGCTTGCGGGCGGAAAGCGACGATTGGCAAGCTTTCGGTCGCTTCGCTCATGCGGAGCACGCGACCGAGCGCCAGCGCTAACGACGCCTCTTCAATCGCCCCGATGAAATCGGCGGCGACGCCCCGGGGGAGAAAGTCGGGTGCGTTCTCCCACGGCGGGACGGTTGGCGCAGATGTAGACACGGCTCGAAACCTCCTAGCCCGCGCCCTCGCGCGGGCGACGTCGTTATTCGGGTTTCGAGTCGGGCCCCGCCCGCTCGGCGGTCTAACGAAGCTCGCGGCCCCGCCGCTTACAACGTTGACGCCCCGAAATTAGCGCGAGCGTCAAGCCGTAAGTGTCAGTCTCCCATCCTCCCGCCGTTTCCCACCGTTACAGGTAAGTAACTAACCGCGAAGCCAAGAGCGCTCGCGCGGGCGACCGTCGGGCGCGGTCGAGCGCCCGCCTTGCGTCACGAGCGGGCCGCGTTCTTTCTCACGAGCGAGATACGGCTTGGCTTTGAGTAGCGCTTCGAGCGCTTGGTCGACGAGCCCCGCGCGTTTCGCGTCGTCGCGTTCGGCGAGTAGCGCGTCGAGGTCGAGCATGCGCACGGCGTCGTCGGCGTCGGCGAAGCGCCCCGCCGCTCGCACGCGAATGTCGGCGGTCGCGACTTGGCGGCGCAAGCCCGCGACTTCGTCGTCGCGGTCGGCTCGCCCCGCCGCGCGCTCGCGCTCGGCGGTCTCGCGGTTTTGCCGCTCGGCGTCGGTCTCGCGCTCGCGTTGCATGCGCTCTAGCTCGTCGCGCGTTTCGCGCGCACGATTTCGCCACGTCGCCGCTTCGCCGCTCGACTCGGTCGCCTTGCGTATGTAGCGCTCGACGATGCCCCGCGTTCGCTCGTCGAGCCCGACTAGGTCTTCGTCGCCCGCGTGCGGCGGCGTCTCGGGCGGCGTGCCGTTATCGGCGGGCGGCTCGGTCGTGCTCATGCGTCGGGCGCAAGATTACCGCGCTCTTGCTGCCGAAGCCACCTATCCCACTCGTCGAAGCGCTCATCGCCCGGAGCGAGCACGGCAATACCGTCGCCGATAGTGCCGTCGGGCGCTTCGGCGCGCACGGGCGCTTCGATACGCCCGTCGGGTAGCCGTCTCGCGTCGAATTCGGGAACGCTCATCGGTAAGAGCTTAGAAGCGAATCGAAATACCCGCTCAGCATCGCCCCGCCCTCGCGCGTGCCCGCCAAGCGAGCGAGCCCCGCGTCGCCCGCGAGCAAGTGATAGTTGGCGAACGCTTCGGCGAACATTTCCGACGGGCCCGCGAGCCCCGGTTGCGTGTAGTACGGGCGAATCGTGACGTCGGCTTCGCGCGCCGTCGCGAGCACGCGCCGATACACGTCGCCCCATTCGCCCATCATGCCCGACAAAGTCGTGCCCGAAGACGGGCCGAGCACGTCGTCGACTAGGTGCCCGTACTCGTGAAGCGCAAGCGACGTCGACCCGCTCGACCCGCTACCGGCGACCATTGCCCGGAAGTTGGGCGAGTACGCGCCCGAGACCTCGCGCCACGTCGAGCCCTCGGGCCAGCCGCGCGGTTGCCGGTCGGCTAGGTGCTCCAAATGGTCAAGCTCGGGCACCGAGCCGTTGCCGAGATAAATGCCCGACGTAAACGGCGCGTCGTTCGCTTTCAAATACTCGGCGACGCGCTCTTGAAGCTCGCGCGGCACGCGGTCGAGGTCGCGAACGTGCCAGCCGACCGCGTTGCTGTAACCCTCGACGGTGAATTTGTCGCCGTAGGTTTTCTCGGCCCAATCGAGGTAACGAAGCTCGCGTTGCGAGACCTCATCTTCGGGAATGTTGGCCCACCAATCGCCGCCCTCTTCGACCTCGCCGAAGTCGGGCATCGGCGAGCAATTGCAAACGCCGCCCGGGTGCGGGCCCCCCGGCGAATGGGGCACGGGCACGCTCTCGGCGGCGAGATAACGCGCGCCCGTGTCGGCTAAGAATTGGCACCATTCGCAAGCGCCGTCGGCGGCTAGGAGCGCCCAACGGGGCTCGCGGTCGGCGGCGCGGGTCGCTTCGTCGAGCGCGTCACGGCTCGCGCCCTGCAAGCTCGTCTCGGCGAGCCCCGCCGCGAGGTCGCCCGCCTGCGCGAGCGCTTCGTCGGGGTCGAGCCCTTCGTCGAGGTCGTGCCAGAGCTTCAAGAGCCCGACGACGGCGTTACCCGACTCGGGCGTCGTGAGCCGGTCGGCGAGCGCGGCTTCGAGGTCGAGCGAGCGCACGGGCTCGGCGAGCGAGCCGATGTACGCCGACGCGAGCTTCGCCGCCTGCCATTGCCCGCCGTTGATAACCGTCGAAATCGCGTTCGCGTAAGCGTCGCGAGCGAGCGGCGTGCGCTCGATTGCCGGTTGTATGTAATGCGCTAGCACCTTGCGCACGGTCTCGCCGACTTGGTCGCGCAAATTCGCCTGCGCGACTTGGTGCATTCGGTCGAGTTGTGACACCTATTCGGCGGGCGGCGTCTCGGGCGCGGGTAGCGCGAGCGGCGTCGGTTGCGTCGCCGCGCGAATGAGCGCCGACGCCGCGCTCTCGCGCGAAAACTCTTCGACTTGCTGCGGCGTGAAACCGACGTAAGCCCAAAGCGCCGGTTGCGGTACGCCGATGCTTTGCAGCTTGATAGCCGAGTCGGCGACTTGCGCCGGGTTGCGCCGCTCGGCGTTTACCCAATCGACCTCTAGCTCTTCGATTGCGACCTCGCGCCCGCTCATGCGCGCTTGCAACGCCGCCGCTTGCTCCCACGCTTCGCCGTATTGCGCTTGCCGGTCGATGACTTTCGAGACCAAGCCCGACTCGCTCGCGATTAGCGACTCGGCGCTCGGCGGGTTGGCGAGGTTGCGTTGCATGAGAAAGTGCGCGGGCACCCGCGAGATTGCGGCGAGCGCCGCGATTTGCGAGTCGATGGCGGTTAGGTGCCCGTCGGGCGGGCTCGCGTCGAACGTGCCGAAGCGCCCGTCGGGCCGCTCGTTTACCCATAGCCGCGAGACGGCGGCTTGATAGGGCTCGACGGGTTGGCCCGTGTCCGGGTCGCGCGGCACGACGAGCCCCGTCGCCCATTTTTGCCGGAAGCTCCCGAAGTGCGACGTCACCAACATATCGAGCGTTAGCCGGTCGATTCGGCGCAGTATCGGCACGCAATCTTCTATCTCGCTCGCGCCGCCCGATAGCACGTTGACGCGGTTCTCGAATGGGATTACGGGCACGACGCCGAAGTCGTTTGGCTCGGGCTCGCCGACGGGCTCCCATTCGAGCCGCCGCGACGCGCTCGCTTCGTCGATTGGGAAGCCCCCGCGCTTGCGCGGCGGGCGCTGCAATTGCGCGAGCCACCGATACGTTGCCTCGGGCCGGTAAAGCTCGACGACCCAAACCGACTCGCCCCAGCTAAGCGGATACATCTTGATAGCCCCGGCGACGACGGCGCGGTCGGCCAAATTGGGCTCGTGCGTGACCTCGAAAGCCGACTCGGGCACGATGTAAGCCTCGCCGTCGCCAGCGCGCGAGACCGAAACGTAACCCGTGCCGCCGATGAGCGCTTCGGTGTAAATCAAGCGTTGGTCGGCGTTGAGCCGCGAACGGATAAACGAGCGCCACGCTTCGCCCGCAAGCTCGGGGTCGTCGGCGGCGCGAAACCCTTGCACGCGCAAGCGCTCGGCGATTGCGTCGACGACCAAGCGAGCCCACGGCGTAGCCGACTCTTCGAGAAATAGCTTGTACGCCGCTTGATACCGAGCGGGCACGTCGGGCAACCGTTGCTTGCCGCGATACCACGACCAAAGCTCGGAGTTGCGCTCGCGTTGGTCGGCGAGCTTCGAGAGCAAGCGGTCGCGTTGCTCGATGACGTCGACGGCGACGAGCGTTTCGACGGCCACGCTCCCAAAGGGTGCCGGTACGCGGGCGCTTTCGTAAGCCCTTGCGGCGTGCGGGGGCCCTAGAAGACGAGCAAGGGCCCGGGCTCGGGCGTGCTCGCGAGCACGTCGGCGCGCGCTTCGTAAGCGAGCACGGCGGCGACGGCCAAGTCGATTTTGTCGGCGGGCCCCGAGCCCGGTTTCGCGAGCCAGTAGCCCGAGCGCGTCTCGCGCATTTGGGCATTGAGCGCGTGCCGGGTGAGCACTTCGTCGGCGGTATGCCGGAAGCGCGCCCCGGCGAGGTCGGTACGAAAGCGCTCGACCGCGTCGGCCATGCGCCCGCGCTTGGTCGCGTAGCGCACGACGACGTCGCCGAAGTCTTGCGCCCAGCCGTCGATTTCCGATTGCCAAAGCGGCGGGTCGAAGTACGCCCGCGCGACGCGGTAGCGCTCGAATGCGTCGGCGACGGCGGCGTCGACCTCGCCGCCGTCAATCTCCCACGCTTTGCCCTCTTGCGGGTCTTCCCAAGCCGCCAGCGGTTGCACGAGCCCGTCGGAAAGTCGGCACGCGACGAGCCCGGTTGCGTCGCCCGTGCGCGCGCCGTCGAAGCCGAGCGTCACGCGCTCGCCGTCGGCGATGCGCGCGTCGGTCTCGGCGGCTCGCCATTGCTCGGGGTCGAGCCACCATTGCGACGCGCTCACCCATAGCCCGCACGCGAAACGGGCCCATTGCCAGCGAAGCGTTGAGGGTGAGTCGTGGCGCTCGCGCAAGAGGTCGAGCGTTTGCCACGAAGCCGGGTTGGCGCGCTTCACGACGCGCATTTCGTCGACGTCGTCGCCGTCGTCGAGGGCCCATTCGTGCATCGCAAACGAGCCGTCGGGCGAGCGCGCGTAGCGATACGCGCCCCGGCGCTCGACGTCGGCAAGCTGCCGCGCCCGAGCGCGCATTTGCCCCAGCGGGCTCGACTCGTGCTCGCCTGCCGTCGAAATCGTGAGCATGCGCCCGCCCCGGGGCCCGAGCCCGTCGCGAAATACGCCGTAGAGCGCCGCGCTTCGGTGTCGGTGTAGCTCGTCGACGAGCGCGAGCGTCGGGCGCACGCCGTCGGCGGTATCGACGTCGGCGGCGAGCACGCGAATACGGCCCGCGCCGTCGAGCCGCCGAATCATCCGATAGCCCGCCTGCACCTTCACGAGCGCCGCGAGCCCCGGCGAGCGCCGAATGAAGCCGACGCATGCGTCGTAAAGAATCATCGCTTGCTCGCGCGACGCCGCCGCGACGACGACTTCGGCGTCGGCGGTCGTGAGCAAGTGAAAAAGCGCCAGCGCCGCGAGCAACGTCGTCTTGCCGTTTTTCTTCGGCAAGAGCACGAGCGTTTCGCGAGTGCCCGCGAAGAAATCGCGCAACGCCCGCCGCTCGAACGGCTCGACCGTCATCGGCCCGCCTTGCTCTAGCACGAGCAACGCGCAAAACTCGACGAAGCGCGTTAGCTCAGCGCGTGCGCCGTTTTGCGAGGTCGACGACTTGCGCAAACGGGTTTTCCCCCGGCGCGTCGGGCTCTTCGGGCTCGGGCTCGACCGGCCCCCGGGTCTTCGACCAATGCTCGGGCCAGCGTCTTTCGACGAGCCACGCCGCCGCATTCCACGAGCCGCCCTTCGCCGCGTCTTCGATGACGGCGATTAGCTCGTCTTCGGTCATCCGGCGACGCTTGCGGGCTCGTTTCGCCGGTTCGGCGGTCACGGGCGGGATTTTGCCCTACCGGCGCGATTTTCGGGCGCGGTTTTCCTCGCGGCGGCTGTTCCCGCTCTGTCGGCGAGCGCGCTTGGGGTCTCCCCCCCAAATTTTTTTCGGGCGCGCTTGCGCGACTTCACGCGCACGGCGCGTTGCTCGATGCGACGACGTTTTCTCGATGAATCTCGACGAATCTCGACGCTTGAAGCTCGACGACGGGCACGAGACGACGTGAGCGACGAGCAAACGACGAGCGAAGACGAGACGAGCGACGCCGTCGTGCGCGAAGCTCGACGCGAACGCGAGCGACGAGACGAGCGACGTCGTCGTCGGTCGTGCGCGCTCGGGCTCGCCCTCGATACCGGCCACGCCCTAGCCCCCCCGTCTTGTGCCCCCCTATCCCGACGCCCCCCCTCTTCTAAGCCCCCCTACCGATGCCCCCAGCGCCCCCGACGAATCCCCCGTGCCACCCTGCCCCGTGCCCGTGAGCGCCCGCACGCGAGCCCGTAGCCTACCTAGCGCGCGGGTGCTCGGCGAGTCACGCGCTGCGGGTACAGGACCGAGCGCCCGTGCTAGTGGCACGCCCGATGCGCGGCGCGCAGATTCCAAAGCTCGTCGGGCCCGCCCTCGCGCGCCGGGATTACATGGTGCGCCTCGGTCGCCCCGAGCCGCCCACACCGAAAGCAACGCCGCCCGTCGCGCGTGAGCACGGCGGCGCGGAGCACGCGCCAGCGCCACGTTGACGCGCGCGTCGTCGCTTGGTGCGCGACGCAACGGCCACGGCGCACGGCGAGGTTCGGGCACCCGGGCTCGGCGCATACGCTCGCGGCCCTCATCGCGCCAAGAGCACGAGCACGACGAGCCCGGGCACGAGCACGAGCGCCATGCCGACGACGAAGCGCCGCCGCTCGCGCGGGCTCACCGAGCCCGACGACGGCGCTCGCCCGCGTGCGAGCGCTTGGCAAGCTCGGCGTAAGCCCCGCCCTTCGCCCGTAGCGCGCGCTTGACTTGCGCGACGGTGCCCGCCGTTTGCGGTTGCGCGGCTCGCGCGAGCGCGTTGCGGGCCCGCTTTAGCGTGTTGATTGGGTAGCTCGGGCGCTTGCCCCTATCCGCACCCGCGCCCCTCGGATACGCATAGGTAGCGCCGCGCCAAGTCGCGGTCGTCGCGAGCCCGTATTCGCGCGTCGAGAGCTTGCGCGTACCCGGCGCACGGTTGCGCGGGTTGCCACGAGCACGACGCGGCGACGTGCCGACGATTGAACGCGCGGCGCGAGCGGCGCGCAAGTTGCGACGAGCGGCGGCGCGTTGCTTCCGAGTAGCCATGCCCGCCACGATACGCCCCCGTGCAAGCGTGGCCCCGACCCACAACGGAGAGCCCCGGGAGCTTCCGCCGCCCGGGGCTCTCGCGTTGCATGAGCCCCGTCGCCCTGTCGGCGAACGTGAGCCGGTCGCGACCCTAGCGCTTGCGTTTGCGCTTCGACTTCGGCGGGCC